GGACTGGTGGTGAAGCAGCTTCGCGCGAAGCTCACTCAACGCCGCCTGCTCATCCACAGACAAGTTCACTGACGGTAGATAAAGCGCGGTAGTCATGCCATGACCACCATCCTTCCCTTGCCTGTTCCAGCGCCGGTCAGACCGCGCGCTATCGCATCCATCCGGCCCTTATAAGCCATCACCGCCGCGTAAGCCGCGTCAATCTTGTTGGGGCTGTCTGGATAAGCCTTGTGGATCAGGTAGCCGTTGCGGCAGGGCCTCATCCGCGCGTTAAGCATGTGCCTTGTTAACGAGTATGAACCATCGTGCGTCACTTCAGGTTCAACCTTATTCCCGTCAGCATCAACACCCTCCGATGACACTGTGATTGCCTGACGCAAACGCTCCACATACTCAGCCACCGCCGTGCCCTTCCCCTTCGGCCACGCAGTGAACGGATTCATCGGGCTGCACTTCACCCGCACCCTGCGCCCGAACTCGCTCTCCCACCGCACCACATGCTCAACCCAGCCAGACGGGTCCGCGTAGAACGCCACCACCCGATAAGTCTGGAAGGCATGCCGCACAGCGGAATCAACCTCCACAGTCGGCGGTGCCCAATCCCGGCCAGACGCACCATCCGGCGCTTCCCACACCCCAACCTCAAACAGATGCCCGTCAGACACCCGGCAGCCGATCAGCGCCGTCGCATCAGCCTTACCCTTCGCGCGGCCCTTCGACCCGTCAAAGCCCAAAGTGATCGCGTCCCCCGGCTCCACCACCCGTTCCAAGTCTCTGATCGCCGCCCACTCCAGCTGAGACACCCAAGCATCAGATGCGTGGGTGATCTGGTTCAGGTAGTAGCGGCGCGCATCCTGCGGATCAGTGGACGTGTCCCAGAACTCGTCAGCGATACGCTCCAAGTTCACCCAGCCGCCGTTCACGTCGGCAGCGTCCCCGTAAGCGAACGTCAACCCACGGACAAGGCTCTCCCGATCCTCAATGTCGGTTTCCGGTGGCCCCTCGCGGTGATCGTAGTAAAGACCGGCAACCCTGGCCCTGCCAGCCAGCTGCGCCGCATACCCCTCATACGATTTCTCAGCCACAGATTCCTCACCGGGATTGAAGGCGTTGGGTGTCTCCACCGAACAGCCCTGCACCTTGCCCAGGTTGCGTCGGATCGTCGCCGCCAGCTTCTTGCCGCCGTTGGATTGCGTCCACGATTCGGTCTGATCCATAGCGGTGAACACAGGCCGGAACCCCTCGCGGGACGTGCCCGACGATGTGACAGCCTCCACCCGCCCCTTCGGCACGTTGATCCACGATTCCATCGGCTCAATCGCATAGTTGTCATACACCGGCCCCGAACGCGCCATGTCCAGGCACGGCTCCCAGGTGTTGGCTGTCTGATCCTCCGACACCGCGACGATCTGCACCTTCGGCTTCATACCCAACGATGCCCACGGCCTGCCCACCGGCTGACCGTCCGCATCCCAGCCGTCCAGCACCACATCCCCCAACGCCTCCACCAGGCAGAGCGCAGCCACCAGAGGCGACTTCCCCCACCCCTTCGGGCGGGAAAGCACAGCGCGCCGCACCAGCCGCGCGTTCGTCAACACCCGGCCCGTGATCGCGCTGCCGGTGAACGCCGGGTCAACTTCGTACAGGTTCAGAATGAACCGGGCCTGCTCCTGGGTGAACACCAGCGGGTCACCCACAGCTGGCCCGTCCACCACGGTCAGGTTCTCTTCAATCCAGTCCAGCACATACCAGCCCAGCGTTGGCCTCTCGCCTGGCTCAGACGGCTTCCACGGCATCAGCCAGCACTACCCAAGCCCTTGTACCGGGAACGCGCCCCGCGCGGGTTAGCGCCCTCCCCAGGCCCCCCAGACGGCTGCCTGGAGTCAGCCTCATTCGCGGCGGCGAACTGGATACGCAGCCTGGCCCGGTCCTCCGGTGTCGCCCCGAACTTCGCCACCCGCTGCCTCAACTCCGCAGCCAGCTTCGTGTCCCCCGCCCAGAACTTCGCGTGCAGCAGCGCCGTGTCCAGAAGTTCAGACCAGTCAGTGGCAGTGAACTCCGCAGACAGCGGGCTGTCAGCCCACATAGACCACCACTCCCTGGTGCGGGCAGGCCAGTTGAACTTCTGCGACACCAGCTTGCCGTCCACTTCGATAGACACATCGAAGGACGGCAGGTCCGGCTGAGCTACAGGCTCAGCGTGAATCACCCGCAGCGGGATCGGGTCAGCGTTGCGCCTGGCCCGCTGCGAGGGGTCTTTCGGGGCCGGTCCACGTCCAGCCATGACAGTTACCTCCGATCAGAAGTGCCGCCGCCGGGGAAGATCAGGTCGCAGTCGATCCGCTGTTCCGGCTGCGGCGCGGGCTGCGGCGTACCCTCCACCAGAGCGGAACGCCCCATCACCTTGTCCAGGTCTGCGCCGCTTGCACATCCGGTGACTGTGACCGCAATCAGGCTGGCGCACAACAGGATTCGCTTCATGTTTTATTCACTCTCATATCGTGTACCTGACAATGACAAGCCCTACCGCGCCATTACCGCCGTAACCATCCGATCCTGATGCACCGCCGCCACCGGCACCGTAACCGACACCACCGGGTCCAGCCATACCGCCTGGAACGGAGCCAGCTAGGCTCCCATTAGATGCCGAAACAGCCGGAACGCCAGGCACATTCACCACAACACCACCGGCACCGCCGCCGCCGGAATACCCGCCGTCAGAGTCGCCGCCTGCGCCAGCGGACAGCACCGATCCAACCAGTCCTAGTTCGTCACTCCACCCGCCGCCCGTGCCGCCGTCAAAGCTAGGGTTAGTGCCACCGGCCCCGGTTCCTGCCGATCCGGCGGTCCCGCCATCGCCAGCCAGGTATCCGCCGGTCCAGCCACCGGCACCACCACCGGAACCACCACCCGCGCCGCCGTCATAAGCGAGAGAGGCAAGGTAGTAGCCACTGCCACCGCCACTACCACCCGTGGCCGGATATGCCCCAAACGCCTGCCCAGTGATTCCAGAAGTACCAACATTCCCAGGCCACGCACCAGTACCGGCTGCCCTAACGCGCATGGTGTAGCTGCCGATAGTAACCCCAGTGCGTTGAGCCGTTATTAGCTTGCCGCCGCCACCACCACCGGCACCCGCACCAGACCCCTGATGCCCACCGCCGCCACCGCCCTGTCTCTTATACACATCTGAAGCTGCCGACGACTCCTTACGTG